CTGGTGGTAGTGGAGATGCAACTATAACAAATGAGAGTAATGCAAATATAGTTTTTGGAACTAATAACGCAGAAAAATTTCGTATCACATCAGCAGGCTCTGTTGGTATCGGCGAAACAGCACCTCTAGGAAAACTTCATGTAAAATCTGGCGATAGTGGAGTTAGTTCTCCAGATATTACAGACTTAGTAGTTGAGTGTTCTGGTAGTGGTGGAATGTCATTATTAGGTGCAACTAATGGACAAGTAGAAATTGCTTTTGGAGATAGTGGAGATGCTAACATTGGAAGAATTGCTTATAACCATGACAATAATTTTTTAGCAACAGTTGTAAATGCTAATGAAGTAATGCGTATCGACAGTTCTGGTAATGTAGGTATCGGAACTTCATCACCATCTGAAAAATTAGAAGTTAGTGGAACAGTAAAAGCTACAGGATTTGATGGCAGTACTCCAATAGTATATGCACAAGGAAACTCAGGTACATCTTGTGCAGATGATACAAGTACTAAAATAACACTAGATAATGAATTAATTGATACTCAAGGATTATTTGCAAATTCAAGATTTACAGTTACTTCTGGGTATGAAGGTAAATATTTAATTATATGGCAATGTAGTTTTAATTTTTCTGCACAACAAAAACATCTAATAGCTACAATTAAAGTTAGTGGTACTCAAGTTGCTTACTCACAAATTAATTCAGCTAAAAGTTCAAACCACACAGTAATGGCAAGAGCCAGTATAATTAAAGACTTATCAACTAATGATTATGTAGAATTTTTTGGCAGACAAAATTCTGGTGGTACTATATCAAATAATAGTAATTTTTACACAAATGCTTCAATATATAAATTAATGGATTAAATAAGGAATATAAATAATGGCACAATTATCAAATAAAATAAAAGAATACTGCAAAGCTAATGGAGTTAATGAAGTAGATTTTTCTGAAGATGTACAATTAGTAGATGTTGGAGAAGGTGCATATATTGATATATGGAATTTAAATATACCTAAACCAACTGATGAACAATTAGATGCTTTAGAAACTGAAGCACAAACTTATGAAAACAACCAAGAAATAATTGATACAAGAAAAAAATTATATGGCTCTTGGGAAAATCAATTAGAAGAAATTTATGACAATGGAATTGATGCTTGGAAAACTAGAATAGCACAAGTTAAAGCAGATAATCCAAAGGAATAATAACAACCATAATAAGGAGAAACAACATGGCAATAACATACGAATGGTCTTTTCCAAACTTTGAGACAAACTCAGAGAATGTAGTTAAGACAATACATTGGAGATATACAGCAACAGAAACAGTAGGAGATGACACTTATTCTGCATCTATGTATGGCTCTTGTGCAGGTTCAGATGGAATGAACTTTGATAGTATGACTAAGGAGCATTGTGAAACTTGTGTTCTTGATAATCAAGATACAACGATTGAAGATATGCAAAGCAACTTGTCAGCACAAATCGAAGAACAAAAGAACCCTGCATTGACATCAAAAACTAAGGAGTGGTAGTGTACTGTAATATTACCTATTGTTAAGGTATAATATCCGCATAGGAGTTTATTTTGGCATTAGGTATTACAGCAATAGCACAGTCACCCATAGCAGCATTAGGCGGAACCAATGCTAATGTAGCCTTAACTGGTATACAATTAAATTCTAGTATTGGTCAACAAATATTACCTAACGTAGAAGTTACTTTAACTGGTCAGCAGTTAGGGTTTACTATTGGAACTTACTCTGTAAGTGCAGCTGGTAGTGTTAGTATTATAACAGGGCCCGATCATGCAATAGATACTTCTATTGGTTCAGTCACAACATCAGCTAATGCAACTGTTAATCTTATTGGTATTCAATTAACATCGAGTCTTGGTCAATCGACAATTATTCCAAATACAATAGTCACGGCTACCGGACAACAATTAACTACATCAGTTGGTAGTATTGCATCAATTACCGCAGATGCAAATGTAACTCCTACAGGTATTCAATTAACAGGAAGTGTTGGTATTCCTTTCATAACTGCATGGGCAGTAATAGATCCAGGGGTTACAAATACGTGGACTGAAGTAAATAAAGGAGTTTCTAATACTTGGACAGAAGTTGATAAGGCTGCTTAAACAAGGTATAATACAAAATTATGGCATCAACATTTTCGTCAGATCTTAAACTTGAACTTATGGCTACGGGTGAAAACTCGGGTACATGGGGAACTAAAACAAATACTAACCTTGAACTTGTTCAACAAGCAATAGCAGGCGTTCAATCAATTACTCTCTCAAGTGGTTCTACAACTGCTTTAGTTATGAGTAATGCTTCTATTTCTACTGCAAGAAATATGGTTATTAAATTTGCTACCATTACATTATCTGGTGCAACAACAGTTACTATACCAGATTCAATAGAAAAATTTTATATATTTGATTGTACTTCAATCACTAACCCTACTAACCTTACAATTAAAACTGCTTCTGGATCTGGTTTTACTATTGATGCAGCTAAAATATATGCAGCATATTCTAACGGAACTAACTTAACAGAAATTTCTTTAGACTCTTTAGGAGGAACTATTGGAACAACTCAAATTGCTGATGATGCAGTGACGAATGCAAAGATAGCAAATGATGCAGTTGAAAACGCACAAATAGCAAGTAATGCTATACAAACCTCTAACATTTCAAATGTTAATGTAACAACGGCTAAAATAGCAGATAATGCTGTAACTGCTGCAAAGCTTGAAAGAAAATTTACAATTAGTACATCTTCCCCTTCAGGAGGTAATGATGGAGACATTTGGTTTAAATATTCATAGGAGTTTAAATGGCTAATACCTATGGCAAAGTATCAGGAACATTTCAAGAAATACAAAATGCTTATGGAAAAGTATCGGGTGTTTGGAAAGAAGCTGATGAGATATATGGTAAAGTTTCAGGAGTTTGGAAATTAGTATTTAGCGCATTTCAAGCAACATCTTTTGTAACAGTATCTTCTGGTTCAGGAACATTTACAGTTCCTGCGCAGGCTAACGCAATTCATATTCAAGCTGCAGTTGGTGGTGGTGGTGGTTCTATTAGAGGTGCCGACTATGATAAAGCAGGAGGTGAATCTCAAGGACCTGGAGGTGGGTCAGGTGCATTTATATCAGATAAAGTTTTTAGTGTTACAGCAGGAGAAACAATTTCATATGGAGTTGGTGGTGGTGGAGCTGCTGGCAACAGTGGTAATCAATTTAGTATTTCAGCAAGTGCTGGAACAAGTACAACACTTTCTGGATCAAGTGCAGGAGCTTTATTTACTCTTGGTGGAGGAGGTGGATCAAGTGGATTAAATGGAGGTGTTAAAGGACCTTTAAGAACTAACACAGCAGGTACGGCAGGAGCTGCTTCAGGTATTGCAACTGCAGTAACATCAGGAACTTTTAGAGATTCAAGCGGTGCTACAGTAAATGTAAGCAGTTTAAACGGTGGACCAGTAGGCACCTTTAATCAATCTGGTAACGGTGCTGTTGGAGATATAACTGGTAACGGTAACTGTGGAGGAGACAACTGTAGAATTGGTGGAGCAGATGGTGCTGATTCTTATTCTGGAAATGTTGCAGGTGGAACAGGTGGATCTTCTTCTGGATCTGGTACAGACGGAGCGGCTGGAACACGAGGATCTGGTGGTGGTGGTGGAGCTGCACAAACTAACCAAGGACGTACGTTTGGTGGTAATGGTGGTAGTGGTGAAGTTCAATATAGATTTCTTCGTATACAATAAGTGTTCTTAAAACCTAAAAAAATTATATTTAATAGTTTAATTAAAAAAATAAAAGTAAAAGATATAAAACCTAATCAAGATAATAATAACCAAGATTTAATTGATCAGCTTGAAATGGATATAAAACTAAATGGTTTATTATGTCCGTTAGTTGTTAACAATAGTGTATTAATTGATGGCCATCATCGATATTGGGCTATAAAAGATTTTTGTACCGAAACATTAGCTTATGTGGTAAAGGATAAAGATATGGAAAGGTTTTTATCTAAACTTAATAGTTATGTTTGGTTTGATGCAAAAGGTACTTTAAATGGAGACGGCTAGAATACTAGGCTCACTTATAGGAATATCAAAACTAAATAACTTTGAAAAAATAAACAAAGAGTTAATACCTATAATTGAAAAAGATATTTGTCCTCCAGAATTTAGAGATAAATATTTTAAATCACATGAGAATGGGTTTTCTTTTACTTCTGATAAGGCAGGTCAACTTAATTCTTTTGAATCTTTATATGGAGATCAACTACAATTAAATAATAAATTTAAAAGTTTTTTTGATGAACTTAAAATTAATTTAAATACATTTTTAGAAAATTTAAAATATAAGAATGTTAATTATTTTATTACAAAATCATGGGTAGCTTATACCGATAAGGGTGATCATATATCTGCTCACGATCACGGAGCTAGTCATTTTAGCTTTGTTTACTATGTATTAAAAAATAAAAATCATTCTTCACTTACATTTTACGAACCCTCACAAAGATTTTATATGCCAGAGGCTACAGAATGGAATGAACAAAACCATCAAAACTTATTAATTAATAATGAGTCTGGTCAATTAGTTATATTTCCTAGTTCTTTAAAACACGGGACTAAGAAGACAAAAGAACAGTCTCCCCGTATTTCAATAAGTGGGGATATAATTATGACTTCTGAAAAGAATAAAGTAAGCGAGATTTTAATACCTAACCCTGCGACTTGGATAAAGCTTTAAAATGTTGTAAAATGGCTTATGCCTTTAAGAAATGTACAAATAGTCCCAGGATTTAACAAAGCAGATACACCATCAGGCGCAGAAGGTCAGTGGATAGATGGTGATTTTGTAAGATTTAGATATGGACAACCAGAAAAAATTGGTGGCTTTACTGCTATAGGAACTGATACAATATCTGGTCCTACACGTGCACAACACACTTGGACAGATTTAGAAGGTAGAAGATATGCAGCATTAGGTACATCAAAAGCATTATACATTTATTATGAAGATAAATTTTATGATATTACTCCGTTAGCTACAGCAATTACTGGAGCAACATTTACATCTACACAAAACTCAAATACAGTTACAGTTACAAAATCAAGTCACGGACTCGATGTCGGAGAGTATATTACATTTACTTCGGTCACACTCCCAGGAGGAGGAGCAACTGGTTATACAACAGCTAACTTTACTGATTTTACTTTTGAAATTTTAACAGTTCCTACAACAAGTACATTTACAATTCAAATGAAATCTAATGAAACTGGTACAGGTATGTCTACTGCAGGGAGTGCTAGTATTAATCCTTACGAAGAAATAGGCCCTACAATTCAAACTTATGGTTATGGTTGGGGTACAAGTACATGGAGTAGATTAACTTGGGGTTCAGGTTCTACAACTTCTTCGGTTATTCTAGATCCTGGAACATGGTCACTAGATAATTTTGGTGCACAATTAATTGCTACAGTTAAAGATGGTAAAACGTTTGTATGGAACCCAGCTGTATCAAATCCTTTAACAGTAAGAGCAACTATTATGACTGGAGCTCCTACAAAAACAAGACTTACAATTACTTCTGATAGAGATAGACACGTTGTTCATTTTGGAACTGAAACAACAATAGGTAATACGACAACACAAGATCCTATGTTTATTAGGTTTAGTGACCAAGAAAATTATAGTGTTTATCAACCAACATCAGTTAATACTGCAGGTACCTTTAGATTAGATACAGGTAATAAAATTGTAGCAGCAGTATCAGGTAAAGATTATAACTTAATTTTAACAGACCAAGCAGCTTATACTATGCAATTTGTTGGTCCTCCATTTACATTTTCTATTAGACAAGTAGGATCTAACTGTGGATGTATAGGACAACATGCAACTGTTTATGCGGACGGTAAAGTATTCTGGATGGGAGCAGGTGGAGGTTTTTTTGTATTTGATGGTACGGTTAAATTACTGCCGTCACTTGTAGAAGATTTTGTATTCACGACTACCGGATCAAATGTTGGTATTAATTACTCTTCTAATGAAATTATTTATGGTTCTCATAATTCTTTATTTAACGAAATTATTTGGTTTTATCCTGCAGGTACACCATCTGGAAATCCAGCTACACAAAATAATAGATCTGTTGTTTATAATTATGTTGAAAATACTTGGTCGACAATGACATTAGCTAGAAGTTCTTATGCAGATGCAAGCACATATGATGTACCTTATGCAACTGAATACAATACATCAGGGACACCTTCATTACCTATTTTAAGTGGAGCAACCAATACTTTTGGCTCAACTCTTTATTTTGCACAAGAAGTAGGCACTAACGAAATCGCACTTAATGGAACAACCACTGCTATAGCTGCGTTTATACAATCTGGAGATTTTGATTTACCTACTGATGGAGATGGAGAATATATGTTACGACTAAGTAGATTTTTACCAGATTTTAAAAATCTACAAGGAAATGCAAAAGTAACAATATTTCTTAAAAATTTTCCAATTGACTCTGGTTCTTCTTCACAGCTTGGTCCTTTTACTATATCATCTTCAACACAAAAAATAGATACAAGAGCTAGAGGAAGATTAGCTAACATTAAAATTGAAAATACAGCTACAAATGAAACATGGAGATTTGGAACATTTAGAGCTGATGTTAAACCAGATGGTAGAAGATAATGGCAAAAATTAACGTATATGTACCCGAACCACCACAAGAGTATAGTGTCGAAGGTTTTAGACAAATTAACCAAGGATTGGCTACAATTGAAAATCAATTAAATACTTCTTATCAACAAGACTTGAAAAACGAACAAGATTCGTTTAATTACTTTATGCAATGACAATAAGATATAAAAGTGAAACATTTGATTTAACAACGACTGATAAGACTACTATTCTTACATGTCCTGCAGATGCAACTATAATTGTAAAATCTTTACAAGTAAATCATAAGACTGCATCTAATGTAGATGTAGACGCTTTTTTGCAAAAGAGTGGAGGATCAGATGTTGAAATAAGTCATTCACAACTTAATAAAAATTTTACTAATTTAGTATTATCAAGTTTAAATATGGAAGCTAGTGATGTTTTAAAAATACAAGCGGCTAGTGCAAATACTATTACAGGTGCTATTAGTTATGCCTTAATAGATAGATCACAGGAAAATGGCTAGAAAATTTAAAGACTTTGTAGAAAGAGATAAACCTAGAAAAAGACCTCGAAGACATTGTAAAAATTTAAATAAGAAAAAAAAGTTGCAACATAATAAAAAATATAATAGACAAGGACGTAGACAATGATCAAAGATCCTCATAAAATACCTGCGGTAGCAAAAGAAATTATTAAAAATAAAAGAACGGGAAAAGTATATGATAGCAAAGAGCATTTTAATCTTGATGTTGCTGATCCCAATACTGATACTACTGAAAATGATTTTAGACAAGACCTCGAAATAACTGTAACAAGAGTAACCCTAGGCGCAGAAACAAAAAAATAATGGAACCAAGAGGAGCTACTGAATTACAAATGGAGCTTCTAGAAAAGCATGTTTCAAAAGAACTGTTAGATCAAGTACAAATATGTACATCTATACCAGGCAAAGTTCCTTTAGATCCAAAAAAATTAAATATACTTTGGCAAAAAAATTCTTACGATCAACCAAACTTGCAATCTTTTTTTAGAAATAAAGATAGGCATGATGAATATGATTGGTATGTATTTAATAGTAATTGGAACTATGAAAAGTTTAGATATTATTTTGATATACCAACTGAAAAATCTATAGTAATAAAAAACGGTATAAACAATTTTCCAAAAAGAAAAGTTTATAAAAAAGGTGATCCAATAAAAATAATTCATCAATGCACGCCATGGAGAGGTTTAAATGTTTTATTAAGGGCTATGCAAGAAATAGATGATCCAAATATAACATTAGATGTTTACAGCTCTGGAAAAATTTATGGTAGTGAATTTGAATCTAGCCATGATCAATTATTTAAACCACTTTATGATCAAGCACATAAATTAAAAAATGTAAATTACATTGGTTACAAACCAAATGAATATATTTTAGAACACATAACTGATTATGATTTATTTGTTTATCCAAGTATATTTGAAGAAACTTTTTGTGCATCTGCTTTAGAACCTTTGGCAGCAGGCTTGCATGTAATAACAAATAACTTTGGTGCATTATATGAAACTTGTGCCGAATGGCCTGTATATATAAATTACACTGATGATTATGAAATTATGGCTCAAAGCACTGCTGAAGCAATTAAAGTTGCATCAACATATTTACATGAAGATTACATACAAGACCATTTAAATGAACAACAAAAATTCTATAAAAGATTTTATAATTGGAATAAAAAAGGACAAGAATGGACAAACTTTTTACAAGGAGCCCTGAATGAGCGAAAATAAAACTTTTGTAAACGAAGATACATATCAAACAGTTAAGGAAGTAGAAATAGAAACAAAACCTTTTGATAAAGCTATTACACCAATGTGGAAGGAAGAAACTAAATCAAATGGTATTTCACCTCATTCGATATTCTTAGCAACCCCTGTGCATAGTGAGTGTTCTATACATTATACTCAAGCTTTACTTGAATTACAAAAACTAGCTTTACAGAAAAAAACAAAAATAAAATTTCAATTAATGAAATCTTCATTAGTAACACAAGGTAGAAATTTATGTGTATCTGGTTTCTTAGAATCAAATTATTCACATATGTTATTTATTGATTCTGACATTTATTTTAACCCTGAGTCAATATTTAAAATGATTGATAAAGATAAGGACATAATATCTATTCCTTATCCTCTAAAAACAATTATGTGGGATAAAGCTATGGATAGAATTAAAGACAATAAAATTAAAACACCTAATGATTTAAAAAAAGCTTTAAACACTTATCCAATAAGAGTAGCAGATGATGCTAATATTAAAGTAAATAAAGGTATTATAGAAGTAACTCATAGTCCTACAGGATGTATGTTAATAAAACGATCTGTATTTGAAAAACTGATTAAACATTATCCAGAGAAATCTATTGTACAGAAAACTGTAATAAATGGTGAATATATAGATAAACCTAATATGTGGAATTTCTTTGATTGTATACATGACCCAAAAACTAAAACTTATCTTGGTGAAGACTTTTCTTTTTGTAAGCTTTGGAAAGATATTGGGGGTAAATGTTATGCCTATATTGCAGATAAGATTGTCCATGTAGGCGAACATCAATACGAAGGTCGTTTTGGCGATGAGTTGAAACTTAATAAGTAAAATGGTAATATTGTCTATAATTAAACAAATAGACTATGGATCCATTTACATTAGCATTAGCCACATTTGGTGTACAAAAACTCAGAGGTAAATCAACAAAGAGAGCATTGAGAGATGCTGCCATTATTGGTGGTGGTTCTTACGCTTTAGGTGCTTCAGGTATAGGGCCTGCATCATTTCAGAATCCAGCATTATCAAGTATTGGTATGCAAAATGCAAAACCTCCTATGCCAAAAGGAGATTTAGGAACAAGTTTTTTAAATAGAGCTAACATGCCTAAAGGTACAGTTATAGGCGTAGATAAATTTGGTAAAGACATAATTTCAAGAGGTGGAGAATTGTCTGGATTAAACGTTGTTGACGCTTCATCAAAAGATGGAATTGCAGCTAATTTATTAAAAAAAGCAAAAGATAAACCATTAGAGACTGCTTTCCTTGCATCGAGTGTGTTACCTCTTTTAGCTGATGAAGAAGAAGATAAACCAATGATTACCGAAGAAGATTATAAAAAAGCTTATACAGAGCAGGCTGCTAATCTTGAAGGTGCCTTTGTGCCAGCAATAAACACTAGACCAACACTAGACGAAACTATTAATAATAATATGTTTTATGCAAACCAAGGTGGACTTGCAACTGCCATACCAAAATTTAACAAAGGTGGTGTTAACTACTTGCCATCAAAAACAGATCATAATGAAAACGATTATAATAACTATGTAAGAGCTGAAGGTTATGTAGAAGACGGAACTGGTAATGGTAATAAAGATGAAGACACTATGTTAGCACAATTAGCTGATGGCGAATTTGTCTCTAGAGCAGATGCTGTTTTAGGAGCTGGTATTTTATCTGGAGCTGATCCAAAAAGTTTTAAGAACATGAGAAAAGCTGGAGCTGATTTTTTTTATGATCAGCAAAAAAAATTTAAACGTATTTATGATATAGTCAATGCAAGCAGAAAAGATAATTAAAAACGATATTGAAGTATTACCAATTATACCTTCAAAGATAGAAGACATTTGGTCTTTAGTTCATTTTATGATTGCAGAGGCGTTGGTTTACAGTGGCCGTTATGCTGAACCAGAAGATATTAAACAACTTTTGTTATCAGGTGATAATCAATTGTTTTTAATATTTGGTGCAGAGGATGGAGAGTCAAATAAAGTTTATGGTGTTGTCACCACAAGAATATTTGAAAATCCTAACTTTAAAGAATTACAAGGTTTAATATGTACAGGAAAAAAAATGAATTTATGGGAAGAAAAATTAATTAATACTTTAGAACAGTTTGCAAAAACAAACGGTTGTAAAAAAATAAAAGCTTATATGAGACCAGGTTATAAAAAAGTTATGCCTAAGTATGGTTATAAATCTAAACATGTAGAATTTGAAAAGGAGTTAAACTAATGAGTATTTTTGGTGGTGGAGGCGGAGGCGGAGGCGGCTCTGGAACACAGACTAGTATATCAAGAGAAGCACCAGGAGTTGAAGCTAGAAAACTAGCCTTATATGACGAGGCTGCAAAGTTAGCTCAAAAACCTATTAACCTACCTGGTATTCAAGTAGCAGGTCTATCTGGTTTAGAAAAAGCAGGAATTGGTTTAGCAGGTCAAACAGGAGTTGGATCAGGAACTGTAAGTTCTGGTATTGGTGCATTTCAAGGTGCACAACAAACTGCTGCAGCAGGCCCTAATATAGGACAATTTTTAAATCCATTTCAATCATATGTAACAAGTGAAATTGCAAGACAAGGCCAAATGATGCAAAACAAATTAGGTGCAAATGCAATTCAATCTGGTGCATTTGGTGGTGGTAGAGAAGGTGTACAACAAGCAGAACTTCAAGGTAGAACTCTATCTAATATTGGTCAATCATTGGCAACAGGATTTCAAACTGCTTTAGGTGCAGCTCAACAACAACAAGGTTTACAAGCACAAACACAATTAGCTGCAGGTCAAGGTTTAGGTCAATTAGGTGCACAACAACAAGCAATGCGTTTAGCTGATATAAATGCACAGATGCAAGCAGGTGCAGTTCAAAGAGGTGTAGGTCAACAAGCACTTGAAGCTCAAAGACAAACACAACTACAAAGAATTTATGAACCTTATCAAAGAGTTGAATTCTTAAAAGGTATTATGACTAACTTACCAACAACACAGAGTAGTGTAACGCAAACCACGGCTCCTGGTGCTAACCCATTTGCTCAAGCAGCAGGAACAGGTTTAAGTGCATATGCGGCTTACAACATGATGCAACCAAGGTAAATATGGACGAAGTATTAACTAGAAAAATGTTTAGGGCTAGGTATTTTAAATCATTAAAACCAACTATTAAATATTACAAAGAAGGTGGATTAGGATCTTTGACTAATCAAGAAAAAGCTATATATGCAGCAACGTTCGCTGCACCATTACTACAAGCAAGAGGCAAGGGTATTAGTCCTGTATTCACTGCATTAGGTCAAGGTTTAGAAAAATTACCATCAACTATATTAGCGGTAGAAAAACAAAAAGCTGCAGCTAAAAAAGATTTTACAGAAGTAAGACAAGCAACTGCAGCAGAGAAATCTACTTTAGGTTTTAGTGTTGATGATAACATAAATGTAAAAGTTGTTAATGGTAATGTTGAAAGTATTGTTTCAAAGCCAACTGCAGGAGAAAGAGATAAAGCTGCAGATAGAAAAGATGCTTTAAGATCTATCGACAATATCATAGCAGGTTCACAAAATGTAGGTACTGGTCCTGTATCAGGAAGAGTATCAAAAATAAAAGCTTACTTAGGTTTTGATACAAATGCAGCTGATCTTAATATTGAAATAGGAAATTTTAGAAAAAGTATAATTAAGGCATTGAGGGGCGCACAAGTAGGTCCTGCTGAGGAAGCTAGCTTTAATGAGATACTACCTTTTATAACAGACCCACCAAATATAATTAGAGCCAAGATGAAAATTGCAAAAGAAAAACTTCAGACAATTGAATCAAGACTTAACCCTAACGGAACTGTTGCTCAACAATTAAAAGCAGAAGAAATTGCTGAAGCTGATGCAGAACTATTTGCTAAGTTTGGAGTAGCGTTTGATTTAAGCGCAACTTTTGATTCAAGTGTAGATACATTTAATTTAGATGGGGTACAGGTAAAATAATGGGAAGGGTAAATATCGTAGGCTTAGGTACTGTTGATATTGAAGGAGATACTCCTAATGAACAAGAGTTAGAAGTATTTAAAAGAATGGCAGCCGTCAAAGGTGCAGATGCAATTACAAATGGCCCGGCAGAAGAAGCTACAGAAAGTTTTTTTAAATCTCCTACATTTGGTAGAATATTGACTGAAGCTGGTTTAGCAATAGGTGGATCTATTGCAACAGGTGGATTAGCTTTGCCTGGATTAGCACTAAGGGCAGGAATGCTTGCTAGACCTTTCCTAACACAACTTGCTAAAAGTTCTATAGGAGCTGGTATTGGGGGTGGTACAGGTGCTGCAGTTGCACAAACATTTGACCCTAAAGAAGATGTTGTAAAAGAAATACTTAGAGCCACAACTGAAGGTGCCTTAGCAGAAGCTATTGGTGCACCTGTTATAATTAAAGGTGGTCAAGTTGTAGGTAAACTATTAGGTACAAAAAATCCTAAAAAATTTAATGATCTATTAGATGGAGCTAATGCTGCAGAAGATGCTCTACAAGCAAAGTCTGTACAGATATTAAAAGGTATAGATCCAAAAAAATTTACAAAGCTAAGTCTTGAAGAAAAAAATAAAATACTAAAAGAAATAACAAGTAAAGGTTTTGTAGCAGATGAAAAAACTGTTTTAAAATTTGCTGAAGCAAATGCTCTTAAAACAGGTGCCAAACAACTAGATCAGTTAGGAGCAACTGCTAAAGAGATGGCTTCTGGTTTAACACCTGGTGTTAAATCTTCAAACAGAACTTTAGAAATTATAGAAAACATTTCTCAAAAATCGTTAATTGGTGGTGGTGCAATTACAACAAGATATGAAGCAGCTAAACAAGTAGGAGATTTAATTGCAAAAGATATGTTAAACCAATATAAGATTGCCGCAGACTCAGCGGATCTTGGTAAACTTTTCTTAGAAGAATTAGGTGGAGCTACTGGAGCATTTACTGCTACTACCAATAAACTATATAAAAATGTTGATCAAATATTAAAAAGTGCAGGAAAGCTAGAAGCTGAAATAATTCCTGTAAATACTTTAAGAGAATCTATTGACTCACTTAAAAAATTTTATGATGGTAGTGTTCCAGGAGAATTAGCTAAAAAAATACCAGTAATAGAAAAGAATCTTTTAAAAAGAGGTGATAAATATAGTTTTGAGCAATTAAGTAATTTAAGAAAACAGTTAGTGGATCTACAATATGGAACACCTAAAACTGAAAAAATGCAAATTGGAAAATTAATAGAAGCTGTAACAGGGTCTTTGGATAATGCAGCTGTCAAAAAAATAATACCTAAAGATGCGGTTGATGCTTTAAATAGAGCTAATGATTTTTTTAGAGAAGGTAATAATGTTTTTTCAAGAGGTATTACAAGTACACTTTTAAAGAATGCAGGAGAAGATGGTTTAGTATTAGGTAAAGATGCTAAGGCAATTCAGAATGTTTTTAAAACAATTACAGGTAATGATAATATTAAAAATACACAAGCTATCTTTAGAGAGATAGATGCTTTGACTGGTAAAACAGTTGGTGCAGGGGATGGATTTGATGCATTAAAGGCAATGAAAGATCCATTAACGAAAAAACCTTTGTTGACTTTAAAACAAGGTACCATGTTAAAAGACTCAGTTAGAGGACACTATTTAGCAAACGCAATGAGAAAAGCAGAGAAGGGATCAAAACAATTTGGTAAATATATTGATTCAGATGCGTTTGCAAAAAATATAGATGAAGGTGAAGGTAAATTAAGAAAGTTTTTATTTAAAGGAGACGATGCTAAAAAACTTGAGGAACTTCAAAACACTTTAGCTTTTGCTCAAGGAGATCTTAGTAGACTACCTGGTATTCCTGGTGGTATTTTTATTCAGTTAAAACAAGCAGGTGCAGCAGGTCAAATATTATCTTTAGGTAGTGTTGGTGGTGCAGCAGTTGGTGCAGGTCTTGTAGGAGGTTTAGTACCAGCAGCAGGTATATTACTTGCTCCAGCAATTGCTTCTAGGATTATGTTAAATCCAAAATTCTCTAATTTAATTTTTAAAGAAAGTGCTAAGATGGTAGCTAAGGGAGAAAATACTCCTAAGAAAATGGGTGTTCTCTACAGGCAAATTATTGGAAGAATGTTAACTGATGGTTTAATTTCAAAAGAAGAAAGAGATGATGCAATAGATCAAGTAAATAATTTTGAAAAAAGATCAGATATACAAGCAGCAACTAAAATGAATCAACCAACTCTTCCAGACGTACAACAAAGTAATTTTCCTGTAATAAGTTCAGGAACAAGTCCAATGAACACTGCAGTAGGTGGTGGATCAAACACAGAACTAGCCCAGGCCTTAAACCTTTTTAATAAGGGAGGGATAGTTAGTGCCAAGAAAAACTTCTAGTAAAGATATACTTGCTCATCAAAGAATGGATGACCATGAGAAGTTGTGTAGAATTATGCAAGAAGAAACTAATAGAAAAATAAATGATGTTCATCAAGATATACATAGACTTGAAAAGATAATGATAGCATCTACAGGATTTTTAATGACAACAATGCTAGGAATAATTGTTGCTCTTATTTTGAAATTAAACTAAAAGACCTTGTGCGTCTTGTTAGAGAAAATAATTCATTTTATATTACCGACTTAAAACTCGAAAAGAAATATGAGTATGCTAAGTATACTCGGGACAACGACCTCGGAACACGGCACTACAATGTTGGAGATATAAAGATACCGTCAGTCACAACTATATTATCAGCTACACAATCAGAAGATAAGAAAGAAGGATTAGATGCTTGGCGTGAAAGAGTTGGTTATCAAGAAGCACAAAGAATAACTACTCAAGCTGCAACTCGAGGGACTGAGATGCATTATGTATTAGAGAATTATATTGATGGTAAAGGTTACATTAATCTATCACCAGAGGGTGCATTACCACGACTCATGGCTCACGAAATTGTAGACAACCTAGGTAAGTTAAAAGAAGTATGGGGTAATGAAGTTAGTCTTGCATATGAAGACAGATGGGCAGGGGCAACAGATGTAGTTGGTTTATATGATGATCAACCAACGATCATTGACTTCAAACAATCAAACAAATTAAAAAAAGAAGAGTATGTTGAAGATTATTATTATCAGATCTGTGCTTACTCATTAGCACATAAAAAACAATATGGTCCTATAACACAAGGGTTAATATGTATCTGTACTAAAGATAAAGTTTATCAAGAATTTAAAATGAATGAGAATAAATTAAAAGAGTATGAAGAGAAGTGGTTAGAGAGAGTTGAACAATACCATAAAACTAAAGCCACTTCTGAACCTGTTCCCCAAGAGTCTTAGCAGATAATTCAATTTTGTTTTCAAGATTGTGTAATACCATTTGGTCAATAGTATCTCTAGCAATTATATCAATGTAAGTTACTTGAGACTTCTGTCCTATTCTATGGGCTCTGTCTTCACTTTGTTGTCTTACTTCTAGATTATATGAGTTACTAAAATAAATAACATACTTAGCTGCAGTTAATGTTAAACCATAACCACCTACCGTTGGGTTACCTACCAAGAATCTACACTCTTCTTTGTTTTGAAATTTTTCTA